TTAAAGGGTTTAAGCTTTTTGCCCAATCATACGCATCGCCATAATTGTCCCGTAAGCAATTTTTGATACAATTTTCTTTTTTACATCCGTCAGGGCTTAATCCGTTAAAATCATACCAACCCCCTTATTTCTGAGAGCTGTTTCTTAGATGTAAACAAATGTAAAGCGTGTCACCATCACCAGGATCTGTTGGCGTTGTTCCAGTTAAACAACGAAAACCAACTGTCCTGGCCGAAGGAAAACCAACTGAATCTAATTGAAAAGTAAGGTCCGTGCTAGTCGTTGATAAAAGAGTGACTTCAAAACCAACTAAAGCTTCGTAACCATCTGACATTGTCAGTGTATAATCACCTGCTGAATTACGAGCAATAGAAGCATAGCCACCTGAAAACGTTTCCATCGTAGGCGCTCCTGTCGCCCCAATTGAAACTTCCAAGTAGACGTCTTTGACCTCTCTTAGATTAGATTGGACCGTTTTATAATCTCTGTTTGCCATTGAATGACTCCTTAAAAAGGGGGCACAAAGGCCCCCATTTAATTATGCGCTTAGTGTTACTCGACCGTTGTAACCAGGAGCCCGACACCCAAACTGTGCATAATATGCTGCTCGGATTTCGACGCTATCGGCACTAGATTCTCGCAACCAACGATTACCATCGACATCTAAAATCATCGGCGCTTCATTGAGCGAGTACACCTTCCACATATCCATCTGCAACATAAACGCGACATTTGGAAGGGCGTTTTGATCAGGAATTACATTTAGCATTCCACGAGGCCCATTGAGCATGATTCCTCTGAAAGCAATCTCGGCATTTGCACGAAGATCACAGTATTGAACTTTTGAACCAAGAGCTTTTTCAAGGTTTGCATACTGTTCAAAGCTAAGGAATACATGATCAGGCTTGCCACCTTCGCGAGAAATACGAGATGCACCTTCAATCAAAGCTTCTTCGATTGGCAGTGCAGAACCGTTCACTCGAATACCACCAAGGCGAGTCGGGTCAACTGATCGATCAACACCAAAAAATAGTGTCGCACCAGGAGCTGACTCTGGAACCCAAGCATCTAAGCCTGAAATCTTATTATCAAAGTCACCTTCGACATTGATTCCATCACCATCAGCGGCTGCTGTGATTACTGTGTTTACAACCGCATCAAGAGTCAAAACACCAGTGTCGCGGTTAACCGAATCAATCGTTTGAGACGCACCAGCGTTTCTAAGAGAACCACTTGCGTTTAGTTGAATTTCCATGCCAACTTCAAAATTAGTCACATCTTCGACATCTTCTAATTGCAAAGTATTGGTCGTGAAGGATGTTTGATCAACTACACCAATAGTTCCCGTTCCATCTCGGTATTGCGCAACAGCCAAAGACCGAGAAAGCGAGTGAATCGCTCCATCCACTTCAGTCGTAGCCGCTTCCAAAAAAGCACCTACTTCGTTGCTAGACGCTAAAAGCGCTTCCGTTGAAACACTAGCCAAAGCGTAGTCACTCTCACGAGTCAAAACGAAATCAGTGATTTTAGAAGGTGTTTTATTACCTTGAGCATTGCTGAAAGTAGCAGAACGACCCTGTGGGTTAGCGTAGATGATTGGAATAGGAAGGTTCTTTCCGTAGAACTCCGTCATTTTGGGAGTCAACGCCAAAAGCGGATTGTCCCGATAAACCATGTTTTGTACTTCGTCTTTCGTATAGATTTGTTTTAAAGCTGCATCGAAAGAACTAATTGTTTGTGTTGACATTTAATTTTTCTCCAAGTTTAAGTTTAACCCTGCGCGTTTTTGAGCATCTTTGCGGCTTCGCGCATTCGATCTTCTCGCGACATGGGGCGATTTCCAATAGTTGATTGGCCGACCATTTGGTTTGTGATTGTGCGATTCATCTTTCGCTCTTTGGCGAAATTCTCAACAGGGTCCACTTGGCTTGGCTGTGTCGTATTTGTTTTCTCGGTTGTAGAGCTTGGCTGGGTCACCTCTTGGTCAGGCTTTTGTTCTGATGCCTGAAAGATTCCAAGTTTTTGCATCTTCTTTGCCTTCGCAAGATTCTGCAATCGAGAAGATAAATCCTCTTCTAATTGATTTTCAACAATTGTAGCCGCTTCGTCAAGATTTAGAAGCTGTTTGGTTTGATTGAAATATTGAAGAATGACCTCATAAACCGTATTTACGGAATCTGTCATTTGTATCAACTCGTATTTCTCAGGGTCTTTCTCAATATGACTTTTAATCTGGTTTTTAAATTGAGTGGTTTGACGCTCCACTTCTTTTTCAGCTTCCGTTTTCTCGCGAGTCTCAAATTTTTCTTTCAAAGACTCGACTTCGGCTTCTAACTTTTTGATGTAGGTTTGCTCTTGTGTTTCATCGCCCTTTAAAACACGATCCGTAAACTTATTGTAAAACTCTTGCGGTTCTATGCCGACTTTCTTTGTAAATTCAATTGGATCTTCTAAAGCTAGTTTACGCAGCTCGTCAGGATTCAAGCCAGTTTCCTTGCTTGATTCTAGTTCTTCAATGCGTTTTTTATATTCCTGCTCTCGGCGCCGTGCTTCTGATTTTTCTTTTGCTAAACGGTTAAGGTCTTCTAATGTTCTGCGCTTTTTAGGTTCTGGTGTGCTAGGTTCATCAGATGAGTTTTGTTCAGAATCCTCAATATTTGGTGGCTGCTCTTGTTCTTTTTCTTCTTTTTCTTGTGCTTGTTCGAGTTGTTGTTGCCCTGGCTTCATGGCATCGGAAGCCATTGCAATGGTCTGAGCATTTTGATGCGCCTCAGGAGCAAAAGGATTAACCGGAACTGTTTCAAACTTTAAAGAGCCTGAATCTTTTTTGTAATCTGGCGTATCAACAACTTCGGTTTCAGTTTGTTTTGATACATCTGTTTCACGTGAAACGTTTTCTTCTGACATTTACTTTCTCCTTTACTGTTGTGGAACTTGCGGAACTAACTCGCTAACTGGCAACGGCTCTGGATTAGCCATCGGTGCCGCTTGAGGCATCGCTTGTGGTGGCGGTGTGGCAAACTGCTCGATTAAACCTTGAGCCTGTGCAATCCATCGACGAAGCAAAGCCATTCGCTCCTCCGGAGCTTCGTTTGTCTTTGCCTGCAAATAGGCTAACTGCACTTCTCGAATCCCCATCTGCAAATTCATATAAGGCTCTGGTGCAATGTATTTCCCCTTGTCTAACATATACTCAATGACCATTTGAATGCTGTCATAATCCGCGTTGATTCGATTACTCACCGCCTCAGTGTCAGGAAAATCTAACAAACTAAAGGCTTCTTCTTTTGTTAAAAACCCTGCTTGATATTGTTCAGAAACTGCTTGCAGCCTTCCAGAAGGTGTCGATGGCAAAGCCGATGTTGGATAAATCTTCATTTCATAAGACTCACGATCAAGATTTACTTGCGACCATTTAATCTTTTTTAACGCTTTGTTGTCTTGAGCCGTTACATTGAACTCGCCGTATTCTTCGTAAATCTCTTTGGCTATCTCCAACATATAAGCTGCCATCGTCAAATAATTTTGCTCATGCTCTTGCTGAATGATGGCAAATCGATCATTTTCAATATCTTTGTATTCTCGAAGGGCCACACCACTATCTAAACCCTCTGGTTTTTTCGCTGTGGCCGAGAGCTGAGATAAACCAACCAGCTCAAAACTTCTCTTAATTAAAATCTCCACCTGATTAAACAATTCAACGGGTACACCTTGAACAGGCTGATAAATTGGCGGCTGCCCTGTGTAAAACACAATCGATCCAATATCATTATTGAGCTGTGCTGGGTTTACTTTTGAACCAATCTCGACAAAGACTTTTGGAACCGAACAAAGCCTCATAGATGTTTGAATTGTTCTAAGCAAACTGTTCAATTCATATTGCGTGCCAATTAAAATCTCGGCAATGCCTTGACCATAAAAACCTAAAACCCTGTCGCCCCAACGATGAAAAACAAAAGGGAAATGTGACTTGTTATATTCTTCCACTTCTAAATCACCAGTCGACACGCACAAAACCCGCTTCCCATCGTTTGCGCCCTCGCCACTTGGTAAATGCCAAGCCTCGACAATTGTAATCATGTCACTCATGTGTCGATAGGCATCGGATTCTTCTGAGACCAGCTTGGCATCTTCTATGATTTCTTTTTTGTCAGGAAAGCTATTTATTAAAACCGCTTTCGAAACTTGTCGAATTTGAAACAGCTGTCTCGGTTCGCCGTAGACGCTTTCTGCCTCATCGACGAGAAGCTCACCAATAAAAGTGGGATCGACTTTTATTTTATTTCCTTCTCGATAAACTTTCGTTGCGCCTGTGCCGAATATACAGCCATGCAAAAAGCCTTTTTTCATTTTTTGATGCGTCTTCGTTTGATAAAAAAGTCCACTGACAAACTTCTCAAGCATCTTGGCTCTTCTTTGCTGAGACCAATCGCCACCATCTGTCAAAAAAGAAACTTTTGTATTGTTCTTAGCAATCAAAGCGGTGGCTGTGTCACAGTTTGCTTTAATGACATTGTAAGTAAGTGGAGAGCGAAAGCCGACGCCATCGCTTTGGCCTTGTCGTGCATATGTGGTTGCACTTAAGCCCATGTTTTTGAAATCGCCATACAGTCTTAAGTTTTGTAAATTGGTTTGCTGTCGCCATCCTTGGTTTTGTTGTAAAAATTCAACGGCTCCAAATACTGGCAAATAATAATCTTGCTCGTATTGCCACCAAGGCGTGTTGTCTCTTTTTGCGCTAAAATCTCTCATGACTCCCCCTAATTGTTAGCTGACCAAAATAAGGTCTCGTTAAAATCTTTTTCTGTTGATTTTTCAGCGGTTGCTTTTGCTTCAAAATATTTTACCGCGTCATCAAATGTTTTAGCATCGACTGGTTTCACAAAAGCCGATGAATGAAATTTTAAATAGCAGCCATCAAGTTCAATTTCTTCAATGCCTTTTTCAATGCAAATCTCTGCTAAACGTTCAAGTCGTCTAAAAGAGGCATCGCTTCTAGTTCCCTTTGTTGTTGAATTAGTTTCTGCTCGTGTTGTTCTGCCCATTTCTCCGCCCATTCATTTGAATTTATGTCGACTCTATATTTTTCTCCACTGTAGGCATACTGTTTACATTTACGCCAAGCGTATAAAGTCGAGTCGCATAAATCATTTGGTAATTGAGGGTCTTCTAAGCCATTGTCGGCTTTTTGAAGCCTCTTCATTTGTTCTATTAAATCAGTGTTTTCTGAAAAAATCCTTAATTGATTGGTTTGTAAGTCGCCATTTAACAATTCAATGGTCGACATTTTTTCCTTCTTCTCTGCGGCTTCCACTGGGATTTCAAATCTGCGTCTAAATTCCTCCGCAATGGATTTTCCTAATCCACCTGTATCCATCACCACATTAGTAGGTTCATAGTTTTCAATCATCATTTTCGCATAATCAGCGATTTCACTCGGGATGAGTTCGGAATGGCCTTCACAATGAACGACGTAAGTAATAGGTGAATCAAGGCTATAAGCCAGCACAGAGAAAGCAGTTTGGTCATGCCATCCGACATCAATTCCCAATACATAATGCCAATCAATAGAAGAATCAGCTGCAGTGCAGATGTTGTAATCATTAAGCTTGTATACCAGCGCCGATTGATCGTAAGCCCATTTTCCAAGCCACTCTCTTTGGTAAGTCGGATGTTCTTCATGCCAGCCCTTTCTCTCCCTCAAATCTTCTAAAAATTCTTTAGCGTGTGAAAAGTAAGGATTGTCTAAAAGAGTCCAGTGATGCACCGAGCAGCCTTTTTGAGGATTTGTCGTCACATCAAAAAAGTAACCAGCGGGAGTAGCTCCTGGTGTGCCTAAGAGCCAGATTTCTCCTTTGTAGTCTGCAACAGCCGGTTCCAAAACATCTTCGACCAAAGACTCAATGTGAGAGCGAAAACCACCAGCTTCATCAATAATGGCAATAGGATATTTTGGGCCTCGGAGTCTTTCAATAAAGTTTTTTTGATCGGCCCCCACCATGAAGATTTTAGAATCTCTGCCCTGTGTAGGGACTGTGACCTCGAGAGAGGAATCTTTCATATCGAGATTTAGGAATAGTTGGCGATTCATTTCTTCGATAGCAGGCCACATGATATTCTGCGCACTTTGTCTGGTCAGTGCAATGTACGGCACTAAGGATCCAGGATTTTTGCGGGCTTTTTCGATCATGGCCACGGCTGCACTTCTGCTTTTTCCAGCTCGTCTTGAACATAGTGCAGCTTTTAATGGAGCCTTGTCATAATAGAGCTTTTGTTGTTTTGGGTGCAGGGTATCAACAAGGTTTAATCTCTTAAAATAGGGATGTTTTGCCTTGATAATTTCCTCAAGGACTTGTCGGCTTTGGGTTTTCGTCGAGGCTTGCATTCAGCTTCCTTTTTAGGAGTTTTGTTCATTTCAGCTAATCGCTGCTGATCCACGCTCATCTTTTTTATATTACCTATTGGTATTATATCAACTTCCCCGTTTTCATACTCAAGAAATAGTTCGCCGTTACGCCACCAAAGTTTGTAGTTTACTCTTTTTCGGCTCATGACGTGACCGGCCGTCCCCAAAACGGTTTCTGAGTTGTTGTTGATCATGATGGCTTGGTGCAAAAGCACTTGTTTAATAGGCAATTGTGTCATCGAGTCCATGTCTCCTTGAAAGTAAGGCAACTATTTTGCCGTCTTGGCGATAGCCTTGGTTTTCTTTAAAAAACATTCGTGTGTCTAACTTGTCGAGTCGCATTGTCTCGCCGAAATCTCGATATAACCACATCTCATCATTGTGGCACTTTACTTTAAAGATTAAATAATTCGATTCGGGGTCGTAATCCACTTTTAGCTCTTTGACTTTTACATACTTCGAATTGTTTTGTTGTGAGCATATAAAGCAGTTTGGAATTTTAATCGTGCCAAACTTCTTAAAGAAGGCCTTTAACCCCATTTGTCGGTGAAGTTTCTTTAAGTTTTGCCTGTCGTCTAGGTTTATTTTCATAGTCTCATAAACATAAGGTAGGGATTATATTTTGCTTTAAATTTTCTGAGAAAGTGGGAGTAAGCCGTTTCGTGGCTAAAGAAAATAGGTTTATCGGGAAACATCTGGCTGATCTGGCTCATAAGCTGAGAGCCGATGCCATATTTTCGATAGGCTTTTTTCGTGAAGATGTAGTGAATGCAAAGAATATGATCGAAAGGCTCGACACAAATAAATCCCATGATTTCGTCGGGTATGTCTTCATGACACGCGATGACGCACTGAGATTGATCTAAAGCTTTTTCGATTAAAAGCTGATGATATTTTTTATAAATTGTAGGGTTTATTTTTGAAGCAAACGGCGAGCGTTGGAAATTATTTATCCACGTCTTCTTTATGAAGTTCTGGTCCGACGCCTCCATCATTCGCAGCTGAATGGGCAGCTGTTGCGTTTTTAAGCTCGACATTTAAGTTTTTTTGCACCTCACCGAGTTTATCGATGTCTTGTTCCAGATTGTCTTTTTGCTCGTTCCAGTATCGAAGACTGATCAAAGCGTCTCCGTATCGTGCGCACAGTGTATTGTACTGAGATTGTAGAGCTTCTAAATCTTTTTCAATTTGTTCCTTCGATCTCATGGATTGAGTCTAAGGATTGAATTGATTGTTGTGCAAGGCTTTTTATTTCCTCATCGCTTAATTGACTAAGGTTGATTTGAATATTGTTTGTGGTGGTGTTGGTTGAGTTGTCTTGATTGACCTGAACATTGACCCCTTGTTTTGGATCGAGGCCATAGACTTTATCGAGGTAATAGCTAAGCATTCGCTCTGAGTCTTTGGTGTGAATATGCTCATCAAGCTTTGCAAACGCCTTTGTGTGGCTGTATTGAAGCCCTTTTACATAAGACTCGGAAACTTCGGGAAAGCGTTTTTCAATATCAAACCAATGGGTGTAATTAACCCCGAAGGCTGCTGCTACTACTTTTTTTGGGACTGCGCGTTGAGCAAGAGACTCTATTTTTTTCAAATCGTCTGGGCTAGGAACCCATCCGTGGCGCTTACCTGTTGCTAAAGCTTTTGGAAAGTTGGCCCTTCTCGTGCGCTTTTTGCGCTTGGCCATTATTTGATCTTATTAAAGCCAGCTTTTTTTTCTTTAACGTAACCGCTTGAGCCTGCTTGGTATGCTGCTTTCGGTTGAGTAGAAGGCTTTTTGCCTTTGCTTGCAAAAGCCATTGCTGAGCCAGCTTTTGCTTTTTGACCTTGAGGTCCTCCGAGTTTGTTCATGATCATGTCTCCTTGTGGGCTTTGTTACCGGTAAATTTTTCCCACCGCTTTATTATAACCGAGCAGTAGTGGGGGTCAATTTCCATTCCAAAGCAGCGGCGGTTGTTTTTCTCGCAGGCAATGAGAGTGGAGCCGGAGCCAAGGAATGGGTCTGCGACTATTTCAGCCTCTACAAAACCAAATGCCCATTGATGAAGGACTACAGGTTTTTGTGTTGGGTGCTCCCTGTTAACCTTCTCCGAAGCCTGGGTGAACTGTCTGACGGATCCTTTGATATTTGTCCAGGCTAGCTCACAATCCGTCTGGTCTGATCCACCATTATTTTTGTCCCAAACCAACCACTTCGATGCGTCCGGAAGGACAGATGAATAATAGTTTGCTCCCCACCATATTCCTGAAATGTCTGTCTGCCACACCTGGAAAGCTACTTTTGCTAAGTCTGGATTATGGTCTCCTTTGATTGGATTGTATTTATTCTTCAAAACTCCTGAATTTTCAACTGCTCCCATCCCATAAGGAGGGTCTGTATAAACCATGTCAGCCTTTTGCCCGTCCATAAGACGCTCGACGTCTTCTTTTTTTGTGGCGTCGCCGCATAGGAGTCTGTGGTTGCCCAAGATCCAAATGTCGCCTGTTTTAACGCCGAGTTCGTTTTCTTTTGTTTCGGGAACGTGATCGGATTCCTCGTCGCTTTTGTTGGCGTATTTATCTTCGGGCAGTGGCTCAAAGTCTTTAATGCCGAGTACGTCCAATTCTATGTCTGGACCCAGGTCTAAGGTCAGCTCGTTGACGATGTTTAAGTCTAATTCTGATCTTTGGCCGGAGGCATTGTCTGCAATCTTCGTAATCGTTTCAAGATCTTTGTTTTCGTATGTTCTGTAAACTACCGGCACTTGTTTAAAGCCTGCGTATTTTGCAGCTCTTGTTCTCTTGTTACCATAATGCACTGTTTTGTTAACAATCACGATGGGATGCTCCCAGCCTACGAGGCTAAGAGTTTTGGCCATATCTTTGATGTCGTCTTCGGTATGTTTATTGGGGTTTTTTTTGTCCAGCATTGCCATTGCTGTATCGATTGGCATCAGCTCGTCGTAGTGACATCTGATGGGCACGCTTACGCTTGATTCTTTCGACATCTTCTCTCCCTTTTGAACCTAGGATTAGTTTATGGAACTCAAGTTCGAGTTTTTCGTAAATCTTTATTAGCTCTTTTTTTTCTTTTTCTTTGATTTTTTTGCCTTTGAAAGCGCGATTGCAACAGCTTGTTTGCGAGGCTTGCCTGCTTTGATTTCGGTTTTGATGTTTTGGCTAATGGTTTTTTTCGATGAGCCTTTTTTAAGTGGCATAAATTTATATTGCTTGAAAATGGTTTTTTTTGTCACCAAAAACTAAAGGACAGCCTTCTCCTGTGCAGAGGGTTTCTTTTAGAATGACGCAGCCTTTTGGAATTGAAATGCGTTGGTTGTATTCTTCGTGTTCGGTGTCTTCGGAGTCGTATCCTAAAGTGCTTGCAAGGACGTAGAAGTCTTTTGTTTCCTTGATGATATAGCCGACGGTAAAACATCTGGCGGCATCGAGATTGTTTTCAGACGTCCAACCGGCTTGCGTATTGATGTCGAGCCAAGAGAGTTTAACAAGTGGGTACATCTCACTTGATTATTGCTGAAATTGTTTTTTTTTAACAACTTGAGCAAAGCGTCATAGTGTTAATAAAAGATTTTTTTATTTATAAGGCCATCTTGTATAAATCATCTGTAAATTGATTTTTATAACTTATGGTATAGTTCACGACCTCCGGCAAAATAATGGTCCATTTTGTAGGGGCTTCCATGAAAATTCTTTTTTTGTAATCATATTTCTCATCAATTCTTACAATGTTATTTTTTTGATCAACGACTTTTTGTGGAAGATTTTGCATCCACTGCCCATTTGGTTCTTCAGCTTTAATGACAATGTGAAAATTTATTAAGTTAATAAATTCACTTTCCCACTTAATTACAAACTGCTTTTCACTTTCAAACTCGGCAATGCTGCCAACAATTATTCGGTTTCCGCTGTACATCTCAAGCATGATTTTTACGTATAAGTAAATTAAACCCGCTGCCTCTTGCTCAAGCAAAGCTCTTATTCTGGACTTTTATTCGAGCATATCCCATATGTTCTCAGCCTCCAGGATAGTTTGCTCTCTATACCGTCAACAGCAGCGGGCCCCCTATAGGGAACTTAAAAACTCAAAGCTAAGCACATGGGCAGGAATACGACATTATAAGCCTGCTGCACCTATCTAGCACGCTCATCGCATTGGCTTGATTGCAGCTCTTCCGTTGTTCCAATGACTAATGCGATGTGCAAGTCCATTAGCCTCATGGCTGTGATGAAAGTTGTTGTAACTATTGAAAGATATATGCCGTTTACAATTCCATTTATTATTGCTTTCTTCATTCCTTCTCCTTCACCCCCAGAATCTTTGCGACTTCTGCTTCTGCTTCGCGGGCTTTATTGTTTATCTCTATTGGCACCGCCGGAAACCCTATATTTCTTTTTTTACAAAACTCTAAAGCCTCTTGCTGCTTTCGGATGATTAAGATGAGCTTTAAAATTACTAAGTTTTCGTTTAGCATTTCTAATTCAAAATCAATCGGATGTTTTAGGCTTCTTAGACCTTCAGTATTTCTTAAAGATCTTTCCTCAATCTCATCGAGCCAGGCTTTAATCTTGTCTTGGCTCATCGCCTTCTCCTAATTGCTTGAATACGATTTTGTTTTCTGTTTTTTCAATGACTATAAAATGCTTTTTTGATTCTGGTGTTTTCGCGATACCACAAAAAACCTCATCGCCTATGGCTAGGCTTTTTGGCACGAAGTAGGTTTGGAATCGACATCGAGTGAAGAACTCTGGTTTTGGGACATCAAATTTAGCGAGGTAGTGCTTGCCTGCCCAGTATTGTTTGGGCAGGAGGTTTTTGATGTCGATGTCGCCGTTGGAATCGATTTTACATTCGACAATCACAGCCGACTCCTTTCCAGTGTCCAATGATTTCGTCATCCGAAGGGCAATAGTGCAGAAGTTTGGTGAGCATTTCTTTTGTGACCTTGTAGGCGCCTGTGGGCAGATAATGCTCGGTGGCTTCTACATAGACATCTCGATAATCGATGGGATATTCCCCCTCAAGGTGTTCGAGAGCTTTTTGATACGCTTCGATGTCGTCTTTGGCCAAGACGTTTAATTGGTGGGTTTGATTGTAGAAGACAGAATACAGGGTTAATTGGGTTTGCAGATTTAATTCCATAGACAGGATTTGTATAGCAAAGGGATTTAATTTTGAGAACCCCCCTGATCGTAGTCGTCGATGATTTTTAGGAAGTCTTTTTCTGTAAACTCCCCTTTTTCCCTAAGATTTCGCTCCATTACGCCCAAACCAAATAAATTTGTCTTATGATTACTCACTTCAAGCTCCAATTTTTGCCTGTAAGCCTCGAGAGTTTCCTTTGGGTAGGGTTGGCCTGGCTCGACGATAAAACCCCTTTGAGCGTCCAATTTGATGCCTTTAACGCCAATTCCGTGAGCCCCTAGCAGATTGGCTTGCATGACAGCGTTTAAAATGTCTTTTTCAAGGCTTCGCTCTTGTGTGGGCGATTGCTCGTTTTTAGGCATCAAGGCCACCACCATAGATGAGCTGGTTAATTCGATCGCGCCAAGTTTTCTCGAATGCGGCTTCATAGCGTGGGTAAATTCCTGTTATGTCAATCGGCAGCTGATACTTTTGGGCAAAAGTCTTGAAGCCAATACGATGCTGTTGAATGTGATGCTCTCGGCAAAGCGGCATTAGATTTTCGACTGTGTTTTTTCCACCTGAGCCTTTGGTTTGAATGTGGGCGACATCGCATGGGCTTTTCTGACACACCAAACAGGGCATCGATTGGATCGCCTTTTTCAAATTCTTTTCCAAGACTGAAAGCTTCAATCAACTTGAGAATTTCGTCATTACTTTTTTCCGAGAGTCTTTTTCGAATTAAGGACATTAAGGATTTCTCTAACACCATTCGACAGACTTCTTCTTTTTTTTTCTCGTCTGGGCCTTCCACAAAAATCTTAATGCCTTTTGAGAGAAGACAAGCGACTTGTTGAAAATTTACATATCCGCCTTCTTTGACATTTTGTTTTTTCAAATAGACTTTGCGTTTGTGGCAAGGACGAATCACAAGAGGTTTTGTGTCATCGAGAATTTCAATCTGCTTGAGGTAAAGATTACTCATTCAAGATTTATATTTTTCTCACCAAAAAAAAGCCACCTCAAATCGAGGTAGCCTTTTTTGACACGTTAAGGGTTGTGTGATGTTACACGACTTATTTTTTCTTTTTATAAGTTTTGGCGGCTTTGACAATATCTTTTTTCGTGGGTTTTTTAGCCGCCTTTTTTTTGATGCCGCTTCGAAGTCTTCGTCTTTCCGCATCTGTGACAGCGCCTGGTCCTACGATGGCAATTTTTTTAGATGAGCCTTTTTTCTTTTTCATAAAATAATTATCGGCAAAGCTATTTTTTTTGGCCAGCAGAATCTGATGTCGGGGTTAATAAAACCGGAGCGCAGTTAAAGAAAATGTCATCGCCACTGACTTTCCCTCGAAATTGATTTACGCATTGAATGGCCGATCGATAGCACTGCTTTTGACGCACAAGCTCATCTTCCCAACACAGTTTAAATAAAAGCTCTAATATGATTGCTATTGTCATGTTCTTCTTCTTTCACAAACTTGCAACACGTTTTATTTGCATCTTAACTTCGTTTTTCTTTTGCTTGCTCGAAACTCCTCGACTGTTAGCAAAGACATTCCCATCTGCTGTCTAAGTTTGTTCATATCCTCTAGCTGTTTATAGCTGGGTATGGAATGAGCCAAGCTGTAATTTAAGTAAGTTTTTTTTTGTTTTGGTTTACTTTCCACGAATACCCTCCTGTTTTGCTGCTTTGCAAATTTGATCTATACCGGTTCCATAGGATTTCTTGCTGTGCGAGTACCACACGCCACTTGATGGCCAAATATCAATCTTTCGATTTTGAATATAAACCGTCACCATTGACTTATTAGAATCGAAACTTTGATTAAAGGCTTTGGATAGCTTTGCTAAATTTTCAGCCTTTCTCAAAAGAGTGACGCTTTGTTTTTCGTGGAAATGTTGTTTTCTTTTTTTTTCTTTAATGGCTCGCAATTGATTTTGAGCATTCAAGTCTTTGTTCATTTCATATCGATTTTGATAACCCAGTTCTTCCCAAACTTTTTCCATAACCCCCCCATCTGTGATCCCCCTCACGGGCCACATTAAGGCTAGATTAACCAACACTATTTCCTAACCCAAACTTATTATTGCTTGATGCCCTTATCACCAAGCCATCCTCCATCACAGTGGAAGCCTGAAACCGGATAAATCTGCTTCGGGTATCTTGTTCGTTCCCCTAAACAAGTTTTCCAGTTAGGAAAGTTATGTCTATTTCAGTGTAGAGCCTCTAAGCTAAGGTTTTACTAGGTGGGGGTTTAAATTCCGGTTTACCTAGCCTGTGCTCCCTTCCCAGGGTCTCTCCACTTTTAACAAAAGCCCATTGCATTCTATTTAGGAACTTTTGAGTTTTTAACTAGATTTGCTGTGAAAACTTGCGTATTCTCACCTCACAGCATGAATTTAGTTAATGAAAGCGTTCCAAAACTTTCATGGCCCCGCAAGAGAAATCTGCGGGGTTTTCTTTTTTTTTAGGTGTTGTCAACATGAGCAAAAACCCATAGCTTTAAATCAGCACAACAATTTCATAGACGAAAAAACCCTGGTCTTTTGATCGGGGTTTTTTTTAAACATAAGACGTGACTGAACGGGATCTCCAAAGAATCATCCTCGAATACCTCAGCTTTCACCCAAAAGTGGGCTTCGCAACAAAATATAATAACATTCAAAACTCCAAATCGGCCCGTAGAAGCAAATTCCAGCCTCGAGGCATACCCGACATCATCGGGAATCTAAAAAACGGCCAGGCGCTCTATATCGAAGTCAAACTCCCAACTGGCAGACGCTGCAAAATCCAAGACGCCTTCCTTGAAAAAAGATTAGCAGAAAACTGCATCGCTTTCGTCGCCACAAGCGTAAAAGATGTACAAAACGGCTTGACACCACCTCAATCCATCGCCTAACAAAATCCCGTCTATGAAAGAACTCTTTGCCGCACTATCAAAAGCTCAAGCAGAATTTAAACCCGTCAAAAAAGACTCCAAAGGCTACAATTACAAATACGCCGACATCAACGCCATCCTCGAAATCGTCCGACCCGCCTTGTCTAAACACGGCTTATCCATCATCCAAATGCCAACGATGGACGAAGGACGAAACGTCCTTAGAACGCTAATTAGCCACGAATCCGGCGATAAAATTAGCTTCTGTACACCCATCTTTAAAGAAACCGCCAAAAATATGAACGAAGCTCAAAGCTATGGCTCGGCTATCTCATACACACGTCGCTATGCTCTCGTTTCCTGTCTGTCTCTCGAAATGGAAGACGACGACGGAAAAGGCGCTGGTCAAATTAAAAATAAATATACTTCTAACACAAATCAAAAAACGACCAGCGCCAACCTCATCTCCGAGCCGCAACGAAAAAGACTCTTTGCTCTCGCCAAAAACCTCAACGAAAACGAAATCAAAACCATCCTCAAAAAACATGGCCTCGAATCTTCAAAAGAAATAACAAAAAATAACTACGAAAAAATCTGCATCGAAATCGAAGACGCTTCAGAATTAAAAAAAGCTGGCTTGAAATAGACTTCTTTCGACAAAATAAAAAAATGGAAAATGAAAATGAATTCGCTCAAGGATATAAACAAGCCTGCCAAGACTTCCTATTCATGCTCACTGATCACAAACTTGATCAACTGGCTTGCGTAAGCACTCTGAAAAATACTTTGATTGAAAACGTTCAAGCCGCTCGAGCTGCTCTCTCGGACAACTATCCAAAAAAGCCTGCCACTGAGACTTCAATAACTCCATCTTCTCAAACAAATATTCCACTCGATGAGGAGCTAATTTACCAAACTTCACACCATAACTAGGCTCGTAAAACTCTCGAACCTGCAATTCCTTCTCGACTAACGAGAGTTGACTTGCTTTTGATGCTTCTCTTTCTCTTTGTGCCACGGAACCAATCCAGACGACGTTGGATACTTCTGACATAAACCAATATACGTTTGAACAAAGGAATCAAAATCCTCAACAGTCATGGCAATATAATCACCATCCGCACCAAGAATCTCTATTACTTCCCCCTCTTGCGCCCTCTCTAATGTTGCAAACTCCGTATTGACAGAGTAAATCTTCCCATCCCACGAAGGTATTTTCTTATTGCCACACGCAATGACAACAAACAATAAACTACAACTGATTGCCCCCGCGAAAAATCCTCTCCAACTTTGACGTGTCATGTGTCGACCTCGCTTCAATCAACGCTTCCCGAACATCTTGAGCAAACTCCTTTTGTCTCTGACGCTCCGCAAATTGCTGAATGATCTCAACAATCTCACGAAATACTCCAATAATCTCAGGTAATGCCCTAAATAATCCGAGAAGCGCTGACCACATATTCTAATTAACCTTGCTGAGGTGAACTCTCGGGCAAGTCCAATGGAGTCGCATTGTCCACATAGTCAGTTAAAAACAATTTAATTTTATCAATGATCGCAGTTAATCGACCCACATCAAAACTAATCAAACCAGATGCCTTCTTTGCACTCTGAGACTTAATCAATTCTTCTCGCGTCAAACCAATCATAATCAAAACATCTTTTAAATGCTCATTCTCTAATGAACCTAAATCAATTCCATTATTATCCGCTACCGAATACGTCGTCGGATGAGACTCAGGCAAATCCAAAGCAGGCGCCGCTACCACCCAATTGCGATACGCTTCCAAACTCGCAAGATAGCTATCCAAACGAATTCGATCAGCTCCACTTAATTCACTCACTGTTCCAGATGCGGACTTCTCTAACTCTCTTGCAAATCGATCAAGTCGATTTACAAAACCCACAACATCATGATTGTTTACTTCCATTCTTCTTTCTCCTTATTTTTTGAAATAGGTCATTACAATTTCAATGCCCTCATGGGCACCAACCCCTAACAACTCACCAACTTCCTTAGAATCTAAATCCCCAAGCTCATCAGCCACCTTCGAAACGCCTTCATAGGCTCGACGAATCTCATCATTTAACAAAAACTCTTGAACAGCTCCCACTGCATCCGACCAATGAAAACCATCCTTAAACTTTTCATACAAAATCTCATTTACAACGCTTAACGCTTGTATAACTTCCTTTGTCTCCTTTACTCCATGCTTTTCAGACATCTTTCCCCTCTCTTTTTTTAAGGCTTAAAAAACCTTTTTCCACTCCTAGGCGCATATAACTGAAAATGCACCCATGTCGGAGTCGCCTCAAACGACTCACAATACAAGTCCAATTCTTCCAGCAAATGCTCATTCTCTTCAATAAAATGTTGAAGTTTTTTGTGAGGGTCTGCAACATCCGCCGCCGCCCCAATTAAATGCTGAGAACCCCACGGCACTTTTATTGCCCTTAAACCCTGCTTTTGACGCTTATCGTTAATCGCATCATAAATCCGCATATGATGACTCTCAGAACGATAACCAGAGTTAATCACCATCGCTTGCCCATAATGCCGACGCAAAACGTTTAATTTATGACACAAAACGATCAAGTTCCACTCATGGTACTTATCAATGTCCGTCAAATCTTCTTTATCAATTAACTCATAAGGATGAATCATTTGCGCCCTAACTCGAAATTGGCTTCATCTTGTTCCTCATTAAAATTTCACTATGCTGCTGAACAACAGCTTCCAACCTTGTAATGTCTTGACTCTGATTTTTTAACTCAGCAAAAATCAGCTTGTTTTGCCCCTCTTGATAACCATCTTGCCTGGCAATGCGAACTTCAATTTCTTTTAAAGCACCAATTAAATCCTCAAGACGATTATCAATCTTATCAATCCATCGCTTCACAAAAAATAAAAGTAACGCCCCAGAACCACCAGCACCAACACCAAATGTAAACACATCCGAAAATTCCACAACACCCTCTAGTTTGGGCCATCTTCAACAATATCACCAACTTCTGTATTATCCGGAGCGCCCACTAAACCCGAAACAGAATCCGTTATTTGCCCAGTCCCACTCGTCGCATCATCACCAGGCTGATTAAAATCTAAATGAAAAACACAACGCGCCGCAAAACTGTCCTTGCCTGGTTCTATACTAGGTGAACCACCATTATATAATTCAGAAATCTCCGTGTCAGTTAAAATTGCAGTATCCCACAAGGAAACTCCTGTTATGTTTCCATCAAACCACCAAATATTGTTCAATGCGCCAATATTTAAAGGCAAATTACCAGCATGAAATGTGTTAAACACATTATTTTGAAGTGGACTTAAATCCGCTCCTGTTGCCTCTACGCCGTCTAAATAACATTTAAAGTCATTATTAAAAAACGTGGCCGTGACCATGTGCCAATTTCCATCACGAATGTCCGTATTGATTCTAAACCTTTTTGAATTTGTACTCCCCGTAGCTGACAGAAAAAACACAGGACGACCAGCATCTAAATATATTTGATAGGAATCATCACCCGCTGAATTAAAACGCTTATTTAAAATCGCCATTAAATTATTAGTGCTAGATGTTTTGACCCAAGCACTCATCGAAAAATTATTTGTAATGTCTAAAGGACTACCAGTCGTATCTGTAAAATTAACTCGTTCATTTGTCCCATCTAATAAAAGACTTTTAGAATAGCTAAAAGATTCACCTTCTAATGATCCACCAAATAAAACTCGACGAGAACCAAAGCGCATAACTTAGTCTACAAAAAAACTGTACTTAAAAGTTAAATCAGATGCCCCAGCATATGTCGGAGTCCCTGACGTACTCACAACAACAAATAAATCATTCGTCGAATAATCACTAATTTGCGGCAACATCAAATTGATGTTTGATTGCGAAGCAATACTAAAACCACCTGCATCCGCATACGTTCCACTAAAAGAAACATGACCGACACAATTTACAGCCTGAGAATCCGCAATATTTAATGCCGAATTGTCAGAACTTGCTACTGTCGGAAGACGATTAAAGAAAAAGAAATCAAACGCGGCATCTTGTTCACTTAAATCTGTAATCGAAATCGACTGCAATATTAAATGACCTGGGTATTTGATGCTGCCATCTGTCGACACCCAATTTACAGAACGCTGTATATCAGGAAACACATCACTTAGCGTTTGAATGCCACCAACTTGATCTCCTGCTGCATAAGCAGATGTTGTAATTGTTGGCGTTATATTAACCGATCGATCTAGTCCTATGACTTTTGCAATTCCACCCATTTGTATCCTCCAATTAAATTCATCTTAGCTGCCACTTAAAATCAATGTGACCTTGCCGCCGACCCTGTCCGCCACTCGGACATCTTGTAATGTTTTATATAGTGATTCTACTGACATTGTTTATATCCTTAGTTTTGAACACTGATTACACGCCATCGAGAAGAATCGCTATCGTAAACAAATGTGGCTGCGCCATCTCCTGTAACAACAATATCAGCACCTGTTCCTGTAATGATTCTTCTTTGCGCGACGACACTCCCGTTTTCGTTTGCTATTGTTAAATCTCCACCAGAGTTTATAAGAACGAAATGCTGGCCGCCCACAACAGCTCCTGAGTTGTCATTTAATCCATGTAAAGTCTTTGCTGACCCATTAGTTAACTTCCTAACTCCGGGCCATGGATTCAAGATGCTTATGATACCGGAAGAAGAGTTAGTTCCAAACTCAACCGCATACATACCGTTTATTTGGTTCGATACAGTCTGTCCGCTAGCTCCTATGGTGACTGCTTGGTTTTCATCTACTTCCAGTCCAGTGGTTAAAGTGCCCGATGTATTCGAAGTTTGAAGTTGATAAACACCTCC